ATGAATAAATTCACAGTGGCTATACTCGCCTAGCGTCCACAGGGAAATTAAAAACCCCACTACACCGCGGGGTCTGTGAAAGCTTATATACAGTTTATCTTTTTCAAGCATACTACCTCCTTTATTCGTGGGATTAATCGTGTTAAAATCTCGCGATTAATCTACATATTTTTGTAAGCTTTTTCGTATCTGTCTTTAGCGTCATATTCTTTAAGCTCTTTATCTGTTAAATTTTCTAAATTATGCGACAGTAATGTCTCTGTTGTCATTGCCTTAGTTGTGTGCATTTGCATTATGTTCGCCATTTTCATCATGTCCTGCAATGTCAGATTGACATACTTCTCACTGCCGTCTTTTGTGTAAAATTTCCAGTTTTCAAACTCAGTCTTTTTCATGGCCTGACACATGACAACAATTCTAGTCAAGTTAGACTGGTCTATACTTCTGTTGTTCTGCAGATATTTAATCCCTCCTACTTCAAATTCAAACGGAGCTGCATCATATTCCAGTCTTAGCTCATATAGTTCTTTTTTTATCTGCTCTATACGTTTTTCTCTGTCAAATACTATCTTTCCATCTTTTATTGTTTCGCATTCCTTTAATTTTACTATTTTTCCATTTACAAAATAGTTATCAGGAGCTATTTCTACTTCCTGATAATCTATTTCCTCGACCACATCTCCCACCATTGTTGGAGCTATCATAGATGCATCTCTGTTTGTACTTAACACTAAATGAGTGTCTTTGTTGTACATTACTTTTAAAGTATCAGGCTTAAATTTTTGCAGTTCCTCATACCAGTCTTTATTATCTTTATCAAAGATGGCAATATATTTCATGCCATCCTCGAACTGTTTTATTTCAGTTCTATCTACTTCAAATTTCATTTTTCCTCCTTATCCGAACGGTGTGTTTAACCATTGTCCACCTCTAACAAATTGCAATGCTCTCATTTGTACCCAAAAATCTTGGTTTGATGGTTGAGTTTTTATTCCTGTTACGACATAACCGCTTCTTTCTACTGCACCGTAATGGTGTCTCACTAATTCCACAAATCCCGCCAATCTTATATCCCTGATATGCCAAGTTATAACATCTTGCAAACGATTTCTGACATCAAGAATATTTGCATCAAAAGCGTTCATTCTAATATCTCTTGCTACCATATCGTGATTATCCATGATTTCGCACCATCCGCCTCCAGCACGACCTGGTACTTTATAATAGGCACGCCCTCCGTTTGTATGTAACGCTCCCGTGTATCCTTTTTCCGAATTAAACATATTTATTACATGTGGTGTCCAGCAGTCATTACTATTGCCTCTTAATACAAAATCACTATTGTTAGTATTTATGTACCCTTTGCTAAACGGAATATATGGCGACAAATCAGGCTTTGGTGCTATCTCTTTAATTTTTGCATATGTTATTATCCCCGCCTTATTTTCTTCCGCAAGGTCGGTGTATTTTACTCTGTTTTCCAGTTCATCGTTTATTATTTTGTTGTCCTCAACAAAATCTATCCGTTTCGGATACTCACTTCCTATCCATTGATTTAATCCTAAACTTGTTTTTTTCTGTGCTGGCATTTTTTACCTCCTACTCTTTATATTTTTCTCTATCTTCCCATGTCAGATTTAAACTGTCCCAAGCATCCCATGTCTTGTTATATCTGTCAAACTCATCCCAAGTCATGTAACTATATATAAACTTAAATCCTAAATGTGCTGGCTTCACCCTTTCAATTGCTTTGATAAATCCATCCATATTTGCTGGAATTCCGTAAATCCCTATAAATTTGATATAAAAGAAATATTCATTATTTACTTCTATAACATCACATTCACCACCACTGAATACTTCTGCCATCGTTTTAAGCATTTCTATCGTTGTTGTTTTTCCAGCTTGCATTTTTGCTATTATGTTTTCTCTTCTAGCTTCATCTGATAAAGATATATCCGTTGTTATATCAAATATTTGTTCCCAATTTTCAAGACTCCAAGTTGAGCTTTGCACGAATTTCTGCCTTAAAATACCTTTCAGAAACTCTTCTTCATCTACAACATCTTCTATAGCCTTCTGTAGATTCACAATTTCTTCAACTTTTCTGTAATATTTTGGCATGTATTTTATTAACTTTTCCATTACATCACCTCAATTTTAGCTGTTCCAAAAGTAGGCACATCCTCTGCTCCTAGAGTTATATTTGTATTCCCATTATTCATTTTAAAATCAAGATAATCCTTTACTCCAGTCACATTTAAAAGGATATTTCCAAGCTTTGCATAGCTTAGATAATCATCTTTAAAAGCTGATTTTCTGAAATATTCTATTACTTTCTTTTTAAATTCCTCATTTACTTTTTCAATTGTTGTTTCTGTTCCAATCCTAACTTTTCCAGTAAAATTGACAATCTTAGAAATTGCGGCATTATAAGTCACAGTTGCACCAATCGGTCTTTGTTCTTCAACATAATCTTGTACATTTTTTAAAAGCTGTGTTCCTGGAGCTAGTCCATTGACATCCATTAACACAAGCTTTACAGTACCATTTCCATTCCACAAAGGGAATACTTTCACTCCGCCTATTCCTGGAACGGCCAAGCACCATTGCCTGTAATGATAAATATTACCTGATGTTGCTGGCTCTCTGACTTTTATAAAATATCTTGTCCTCAGTTCTTCATCCGTTTCTGCATCATATCCTTCTTTAAATTCTTTTAAATTAGTTACTTTAGTAAGGCCCTGTATTGTGACTGGGAAATACTTTATTGCTCCAATTCCTACATTGCATCCACTTCCTTTGTCAATTGATCTAGCAGAAACAATTATTTTTTTTGTAGTATCTATAACTTTCTTTTCAGTCGTTTCAAAAATAAAAGTATCACTGCTTATTTTTGTTCCAACTTCAACAACTGTTCCTGCTTCTCCTTCTATTTGTACTTCGCCAACAGAATTTACTGCTTCTCTCCTTGAAAGTCCTACTGTTGCCGCAATCTTTTCAAGAAAAATTCCTTCTGATGTATCTGCAAATCCCATTTTATGCACATAATCTACAATATCTCTAAAATTGCTGAATTCAATTGAAATAGGTGCTAGATTGTCATAAAATAACCCTCCTTCCGTTTTGTCATAATCAGAAGGCAAATTATTCAACATGCTATTCAATATTTCTTCTGCTGTTTTTTTAATTATTACCGTCAACTTAAAAACGCCTCCCATTCAAATGTTTCATAATTATCCAATATTATCCGAAATTTCGTTTTTAATCTATTCCTTTCCATTATTGCTTCAAAGTCTTCAATCTCTAAAATTCTTGGATGTTTTTTCATTTCCTCTTCGATTTCCCTTTCAAGTTCTGCATATAAAAAAGGAGTAGGGAATCTCTTGCCTAGTAGCATTTCTTTATACCCTAATCCATACGTTTTATATATTTTATATTTGTATTTTTCAGTTAATAATTTCTTTTCAATCCACATCCTTATACTTCTTATGTCATCTGTTTTTATTAGCCTTCCGTCCTTTTTTAACATTTTTCCTTCAGTAAAATCAATCAGGAATGTTTTCCCAAGTGATGATGACTCTTTTTCCAGTTCTTTTATTTCATTTTCACCAATAAATTTCACATTTGGAAACATCTACATCACTCCTTATTTTCAATGACATCACATATAAAATACATCTGCTCGCTTGTCGTTGGAATTACATATACTTTCTGTCCTTCTTCAAGCTGATAAGTTACTTCGAAATCAAATTCTACATCCACATCAGACCATTTTAATTCATCCGTAATTTGCATTGTTCCATTTAATTTGATTGTTCCTAAATTACTTCCTTTTAATTTCCCTGTTCCTTTTGCTTTATAGTGCTTTGTCATAAGCCCTCGGCTCACATAAATCTGCTCAGGCTCTAATATTATTAAGCCTTCTTTTATTTTTACTCTTAAAGGATTTGTGGAAATCACGATGCCTTCAAGCACTCCCATTGGCATGACGTTATCCCTTTCCTTAAATGCTTTGGCAAATTCATTTTCCCAACTCATTTCTTCGCTCCTTTTTTATTTTTTTTACTATTTTTATTACTTGCTTTTTCTGTTTTCCCTTGTTCTTTAGATTGTTCTTTTTCATAAGTTTCTGTTGCATCTTCTATTTCATTTTCAATATCACTTTCAGAGTATTGAATTAAGTTTATACTGCATTTATGATTATTATTTTCAAGACTATGTTCACAATCTTTGATTAAATACTCTCCATGTAAATATAAATTTTCATTTTCCAGTTCTACTATCCTTCCAGCTCTTATTTTTTCATTTCCAAGCATTGTTAAACTGATGTCCTCATTTATTCTATTTAATCTTTTAAGCTTATTATTTGCTATATTTTGTAGATTTCCTTTACTCTTTTCATCAAATTTTTCCACTTCTTGCAGTAATCCAAATTCTTTAATACTTGCATCATCCTTTGCTTCTGCCACTACTCTCTGAGTCTTTTCATCACCGCTGACTACAATTATTTTATTTTTCAAATCTGCAATGCTTCTGCTGTGACTCACGCTGTTCAAAAAATCTGTTGCTTTTACAAGATTGTTTTTGCTCAGTTCATAAGTGCTATCAATTATTATTTTTTCGTAAGGACTTATTTTTACAGTTGCTTTTTCCATTTCAAGCACATATTTTTTCTTATTTTCCGCTGTATTAATATTAATGATATCTTTTATTATTTCACTTACTGTCTTATCATTATAAATTTTAGTGATAACGCTTGTTAATCCTCTTATTTCTACAGTTATTCCAAACTCAGCACATAATTCTTTTATTGCGTTTTCACTGCTGATCTTGTTAAATTGCTTAATAGTAGTTGACTTGTTAAGCCAAAAAGCATAATCATATGCTTTAAAACTTCTTGTATTATTCCCGTTATCTTCTTCAACTATTATTACCTGAGTAATCATTTCATTGCCTTTAAATAGAGATAATCCACTTCCAAGTGTTATATTATCTAAAAAATTAAAATTCTTATCATTAAAATTATCTGGTAAAGTAAATGACATTTCCAAACCCAAAGTATCAATGCTCTCACTCCATTTTAAGCCTGAAATAAAAGGCATTATATCCAATCCTTCATTTGCTGATATAAGCCTGAAATCCATTTTTCATTACCTCCCGCCATTTCTTTAGCTTTATTTATTGTCTGCTGTTCTATTTCCTTAGCTTTTTTAACTACTTTTTCTTCAAATTCAGTCAACGGCTCTTTTCCCTGTGGCCTTTTATATTCAGTAACTTCAAGACTATATGGAACGTCTCCTGCTCTGTCCGAAATCCCATGCTGAAAATTATATCTACATTCCATATTCAGCACAATCTTAAATTTACTGATTATAATTACTCTCACAGGCTCATTTTCATCCCTGTATTTTTCAAAAAACTTTATATAAAACTTAGGATTTGGAACACTTCCCATTTCCATCCAATGATATATTTTATTTGGAAAATAACTTTCTATTTCAAATTTTCTTAGTCCTTTTTTCCCGATTAAGAGTAAAAAGCCTTTATCTACTGTTTCAAACTCTTCATCAGATAAAGACTGATTAATCACATGAATATGCGGAACTACAGGGAGTATTGCATATTCATTTCCTTTTTTAAACATAACTTTCATATTTTACTCCCTCCTACATATTCTCATAAGCTCCCATTACCTTTGCTACAATTTCATTCCCTACATAGTTAGCATATTCCTCATTACCAATAACATTTCCTTCAATTGTAACATTTACCGAAACGCTTGGCTTTTCAGATTGCTTTTTACTCTGTTCATGACTCAAAATTTTTGTTCCGCTAGGCAATACTGCCACTTCGTTTCTCTTGTTTTCGTTTATTTGTGTAATTCCACCTTTAAAATAAGATGTTCCAAGAGCTTTTCTTCCAGGAACAGGCCCAGCTGAAACATTATTTGCTTGCACATTTACACTTTTATTTTCTGCTTTCGTGTTATTCCAGTTCATCAGTTTTTGAATTGCTCCGCCTATAGAGTCTTTTACTCTGTTGAATCCAACTATAACTGCATTTATTCCACCCATAAGGCTATCAAAAGCATTTTTAACTACATCTATTGCAGGCTTTAAAAAATTCATAAACTGATTCCATAGCGAGATTGCTCCAGCTTTTATTGTATCCCAGTTTTTATATAAAGCTATTCCAACTGCAATTAATGCCGTAACTGCCAAAATTACTATTCCAATTGGATTCGCATACATTGCCGCATTCCATGCCCATTGTGCAACTGTGACTGCATTAACAGCTATTGCTCCACCTGCTAAAACTGCATTTTTTGCTACTTCTGCTGCAATTAGTGCAAACGTTACCGCCTGAGTTCCTATCATTATTCCTTTGTAAGTAAGAAATGCTATTCCAATTGTCGTAAGAATAGGAGCAAATTTATCAAAATTTGTCACAAAAAATCCTGCAACTTCAACTATTTTTAGTCCTAATCCAATTAAAGTATTTTTTATTTGCAAAATCTGTGGTTTATTTTCAGTAACAAACTTTTTAAAAGAAGCAACTATCTGGAGAACTTTTTCCCTTATTGCTGGCATTTGAGAATTAAACCATCCTGCAAATTCTCCTAAAACTGACATGACTACAGCTCCTACTTCTTCTTGTAAATCACCAAAATCATTCTTTAATTGTTGAATTTTCCCCTGGTCCGTCTGTGCCATCGCTTCATTAACTCCACCGACCTTTTGTTTTAATAAATCAGCAAGTAAAGCGGCTTTTTGAGTTTCTGTTCCAGATTTCATGATTTGTTCCTGATGTTTATCCAAAACAATTCCAGCTTTTTTTAATGCCCCTGTTTGGCCACTCATAGCTTTTCCTAATAATTTCCCATAGTTAGCCATGTCTTCACTTGTTACATTAAGCCCTTTTTCTTTAACCGCAAGATCTGCCATTCCAGGAAGTAATTTCTTTATTGAGTCAGCCTGTAACCCAAATACCCCAGCACTTGTTATCCCAGCTTTTAGAACGTCATCTTCAACAACTCCTTTAGATTGTAGCACTGAGGTATAATCTTTTAAGTCATTTATTTGTCCTTTAGTCATTCCCTTTGTGTTTTTAAGTACTGTTTCCATTTTTGTTGTCTGTAGCTGAGCTTCATTATAGGCATCTGCTGACTGTTTCAAAAAAACTCCTGTTGCTGCAGTTAATGCCGCAGTTCCAACAGCAATTCCTATAATTGCAGTTTTTGCAATCCCCGCTCCAGTTTTCTTTATTTTATTCATTCCCATTTTAAAGCTTCTTTCACTAGCTTTTGCACTTGCTGTAGCTTTTTTAAGCGGTCCTGTGAATTGATCCTTTAAATTCAGAATGACATTAATACTTCTTGACATCTTATGCACCTCCCATCATTTTCTGAAGTTTTTGAGATTCAAGCTTAATATGAAATTCCATGCTCTCATAAAAAAAGATTTTCTCCAGAGTACTCAAATTTAATAAGTAATCCAAAGAAAACCCCTTTTGAAGATAATAAGAAATCAAAAATGTATCTCCATCATTCTCTATGAGTTTTTTATACCATCTCCAATTTCATTTTCCTTATTTTCCTCTTTCTTTTCTTCATATTTTCCTAATCCATATAAAGATAATATATAAGTTGCAAAATTTCCTATTTGCCCTATATTGTTATCAAAAACTTTTAAGACTATATCATAAGGCTCAACGCAATTAAAAGCTTCCTGCAACTCTTTTTTCGCAAAATCAGGGCAATGTCTGTAAATTAATTCAATATTTCCTTTAAGTCCATTTGTCGCTGCATTTGCTTCCATTTCAATTTTATCTAAAATTTCCGTAACCTTGTATGGACTTATTTTTTTTACCATTATACTTCCGCCTAAAAATTCCGACTTGTATTCCTTAATCTGATCTCCATTTTCCCTTCTTGCCTTCAATTCTAAAAAATCACTTAATCCCAGCTGTTTCATTTTTTTCTCCTTTCTAATCAATTGAATCTATATAGTTATAATCTGCAAAGTTAAAAGGAACTTCTTCTTCAATTATTTTTTTATTTTCAAACTGCATTACCATTAGTTCATTCAGGGTAACATCTAGTATTTCCACTCTTTCTGCTCCATAGGCAGTTGGGTCTGCTAAAGTTGCAACTATTTTAATCGAAGGAAGATTTCCGTTTCTAAAACCTTTTGCAACAAGCTTACTTACCCTGCTATCTATTTTTGTTGTTACTATTGTTCCTTCACCCGAAAAACCTATATATCTTTTTTCAGTTCCAAATTTCCCTGGAATATTTACATCCTCGTATTCAGCTGAAACTTTAGCTTCAAAGGACTTAACATTCATCCATTCATCGTCATTGACCCATACTTTTCCAAAGTTTCCCCTGATTACTCTATTTGTTTCCATTTTATTCGCCATAATATTCTACTCCTTCCCTTAAAACATATGAACTCTAAATTCAAAATCTTCTACTGCATTTAATATTTTGATATTCCCAAGCATAAACACTTTTTTCTTAAATGTTAGTTTCTTAATTTCTTCATCTGTCATTTCATTAACTTCAATTTTCCCAACTCCTAGCCATGCTAGTTTTTGAGATTCAATATCTACTTCAGCTCTGTTATTATACTCAGGATCTAAAATATCCTCTCTTGTTAATTGCCTAAAGTACGAATTTACAGCCGAAAAGAATAATACTTGATTGTCATATTTATTCTTATATTTACCAATCCACGTTTTAAATGTTTCTCTAATATCATCCGTAATTAAGTCCATAGACTCAATTATGATAATATCTTTCATATCTTCTGTAATATCCTGCGTTATATCCTTTAATGAAGTACATGCTCTAGCAACTTTCACATCATCTTCATCTTTTATTAAACAAAATCCACCATTATCAATAACTGTGTCAATATTTTCAAAAATAGACACATCCTCTAAATTCCCACATAAAAAGTTAGTAGCAGATCTTGTCATTGGTAATCCGGCCAAAAGACCAAGCAAAGTTGGGATATATTCATTTCCATTTTTTTCACCTCTTGCAGTATCTTTAAATTTAACTTTTTCATTCATAAAATTCACTACATGCCTACAATTAGTATTTGTTCCTTTATACACTACCGCTTTATAAGTTTTTCCTAATTTTTCCTGTTCTTTTATCCATGTAACTATATCATCATGATCTGTTTGCAAATCCGAGGGAGTTCCCAGCCAGTTTACTCTTTCCTTTGCCACTAATTTTAAAGCATCGGCCATTTTCCCTTTTACTCCAGTTCCTATTCTAAAGATTTTCACCTTTGCAGGAGTAAACTCAAAACAATCCTTTAAAAATCTATAATTTTCAGGAGTCCAATCTGATTCCTGTATTTCAGTATAGCTTTTATAAACCTTTGTCGTAATGTTTGCATTTGTATCATCCCTTATTATTATTCCAACTATACCTTGTTGACTACGCTTAACTGCAGTTACTGCCTTTTGCGTAAATAATATCAAAATACTTGGCAATCCCATAAATGCACCTCTTTCTAATTAAATTTATATTTCATCTGAAATCCTTCGCCTAGTTCTTCTTTTTGTTCTTTTTTCTCTATTTTTACAAAGTTATCAATAACAACTTCAGTTTTAATTTCAAGTTCTTCAATTGCTTCAATATTAATGTCATTTATAATGTCTTCTAGTGTCATTACTTCAAATTCACCAATTAAAATTCCATCACTGACATTAAAAACTATTTCATCAATATAAATAAAAAAGGCTCCCTTAATCTTTAAATGACTAAAAAAAGCCTCTTCCAGTTTTTCCTGAATTTCAAGCAATTCAATTTTATTTTTCTCTCTGTTTTTTGAGAAATAATATATTCTGACTATAAAATTACGTTCCTTCATACTTTGCATGAAGGCTGATGTTTTTAAATTGTCTATTGAAGTTCTGACCGAAGGCCTTTCAAATTCCTCTTCTAAATTCTTACTGTCTACATTCATTTGCAGACTTTCATTTATTTTCCTGTTAATAGCTAACATAACTTCTTTAAGACTTATCATCATTCCACCTTCAAATTATCCAGCATTTCATCAATATCTTTTGAGAATTCTTCACTAAATTCCTCTTTTATTCCATCCAAAACATGATATCCTTTGACAAACCCAACTTCTTTTCCAGACTTTGTAACCATCCTGTGGCCATATTCTATTAGATGTGCGTGAGGTGCTGAATTATAAACTCTTACAGCGTCTTCATCTCCTGCATATTTATATACCCTTCCACGCTTAAATCCTTTTATATAGTTTCCAGTTTTAGTTTTTACCATTCCTTTTGCTTTACTTACTACTTTTCTTCTTAGTTTATTTCCACTCTTCTGTAACATTCTTTTAACTTGTTTTGGATATTCTTTAGAGCATATATCAAGCATTTCCTTTGTAAATTCATTCAATCCTTCTATTTTAACTGACATTATTCATCAATCCTTCTACAAAACACTTCAATAAATTCTCTATTAGTAAAGTCTTCATTCCAGTAAATAACTTCATATTTATTGTTTTTATGCATAAAATACCAGTCTTTTTTTATTTCTAAAATAGACTGCTTTCTAAAAGTTAATCTATAAGTTTGTTCGTTATATTCTGTTTCCGCAGGAGTTTTTGTTTCCTTACTTCCCTGAGATACTATTTCACAGTAAGCATTTTTGACAAACTTTCCTATCCTATCTTTTTCAGCAAGTTCATTTTCTATTTCTATCATTCTATAAACTGATACTTCATGCCTTAATTTTGTACTCCTGTCTCTCATTTTATTCACTCCAATACTGCAACTGGGAAATCATTGAACGAATCACATAAGAAAAATCTGTTGTATCTTTTTTAGCCTGACTTCTGTTGTCATATAATTCTTGAATAAGAACTAATTGAACCATTTCAGCTTTTGCTTTGAACTGTTCATTTTTTATTTTCTTATCAAAATTATCTATGGCATCTTTTAGATAACTCTCTGATATTAATATAAAATTATCTATCAGAGAATCATCATAATCAAGTCTAAGATATTGTTTTACCTTTTCCTTATCCATGAATTAGTACCTCCTAAGAAGTTGCTAATTCTAAATAAACCATTGCAGCTTCATCTACTTTTTTAACATCAAATCTTTCTATTGCTCTCATATAAGTTGCATTTTTAGTAAATCCTGCTTCAGAGGATACCGCTAATTCAAGTCCTTCTCTGTCAAAAAACGATACAAATTCTGTTAAATCACCTACAAAAACTGGTGCTTTTGTTGTATTCATGGGCAATAAAGCATCAGAAAGTACAATAACTGGTCTCCCTTTATATGTCTTTTGTGTAGTATTTTGCAGATTTATTTCCAGCAAAGGTCTTCCCTGTTTATCATCAAGATTATCTAAAAAATTAAATCCTGTCTGATTTGTTATTATGATTGCATTCTGAGATATTGCAGGATCTAAATCCACATTTAAAGCTGTATTTACGACTTTAATATTTGCCGCAGGTTTTGGAGTTAGTCCTTTTAGCAATGCTATTATTTTTTTATTTTCTGTATTTACTGCTTTCTTAACAAATCTTCTACCTATATATGCTGATAGATTAACATTTTCATCTGAAAGCAAAGTATTTGATATAGGAATTATATCTCCATAATCTGCTGTTGTATATTTAACCTGTCCAAAATCCACATCAGACTTATTTATTTCATTCAGTTCCTCAAATGATATAAGCTCTCCTGTATTACTCTTTTCAATCGGTAAAGTTCCAGTCAATGAAGTTACACGCACTACATTGCACAATCCTTTTAACGAAACAAGTTCCCTTCTTAGTTCTTTTATTTCATTGAACTGTTCTACTGGCACTAGATATCCACCTTTTCCGTCAGTTGCTTCTACCTGTCCAGGTGTACCTGCTGCATTTAAAAACTCTCTTTCTTCTTCTGTAACGCTTTTTCCTAACAACATTTTATTAAAAATTCTATTGACGTTCATTTTATCCTCTCTTACTTGTATTTGATTCCCTTTAAAATTTAGCACTTCATCTTCTTCCAATGCTTCCTGTACTGCAATTGCATTTTTAAGCTCCGTTAATTCACTTAATTTTGCATGTGCTTCATCTATTTTCCCTTGATCCTGCAACCCTTTTATTGTGTTCTTCAATTCTTCAAGTTTTCTTTTCATTTCTATTGATTTTTTCATTTACATCATCCTCTCTTTATAAATTTAATGCTATTTCTATTTCTTTTATTTTTTTACTGTTATCTACAACTGGTTCAGTTTCTGTTTTAAAGTTTTCAGGTAATTTCTTAAAATTTTTAGGATATTCTCCAGCACAGTTTAGTATTTCCTGTTTTTTTCCTACAGTTATATCAAAATAATTACTTGCTTCTTTTCCTGTCAGCCATGTTTCAGCATCTATCATTTCAGTTATTTTTTCTTTTGCTACGCCTTCCAATGTTTTCTTTAAGTACGTATTTGTAATTCCCTCCTGTATTGTGTCAAGAGTTTCTGCAATGTTTCTAAAGTCATTAGCATCACCACTTGCCACAGTGCTTGGCTTATGAATCATTAAAAAAGCATTTTCAGGAATTTCTATTTCATCACAGCCAAAAGCAATTATACTCGCTCCGCTAGCTGCTAAACCATCCACTATTGCCTTTGTTTTTCCATCATGCCTTGCTAACATGTTTGAAATTGCAACACTTGCAAAAACATCACCACCACCGCTATTTATATATACATTCAAATTTTTACCCTTACATTCTTTCAGCAGTTCTCTCACATTTGAAGGATATGTGTTTTCATCTCCCCCCCATGACCAGCCTTTCCAACTGTCATCAAGGATATCTCCTGTGATATACATGTCAACTGAAGTTTCTGTAGAATTTTTAAATTTTAAAAACTCATTCATTATTTTCACCTCCCTTCAAATATGCGTTACCTACGTTTTTTAATTCAACATAGCTTCCATTTACAAGTATCTTTTCGCCATCTTCCACTTTAGGAAGTCCAGCATAAGTTCTTGCTTCGTTGATAGTGTATATTGAGCCTGAGACATATTTTGTTATACTCTCAGCTTGTGTTTTTAAGTCTCCTCTCAAAATACTAGCTACATTAAATTCAAATCTTAATCCTTTTTTTCTTTCTTCCTCTGAAAGCATCTTATAATTAAATTCCTCCTCATACTGATTCAGAATAAATAGGAGTGTGTCAATATAAAAAGTCAAGTTCTGCATTTCACTGTTAGCATAGCTTGACTTATCGTAGTTATTTAAATGATTTGGCTTAACTCCAAAAGCTGCTGCAATTTGTAGGCTTGTAAACTTTTTCAATTCGTAGAATTGTGAATCCGTCAGTTTTAAATCTAGGGGAACTAAATCCATTCCAAGGGGTATTGGAATAATTCCTCTGCTATCATTTCCAGTTGCAAAATTTGCTAACTCATTTACAAGCATTGCTTTCTTTTTACTGTCAAAATCACCAGTGTATTTCAGAATAGCTTTTGCAGTAAGGCCCTTTTCATATAGATTATTTAAATACTGTTGACTTACCTTTACTCCTTTCAAGGTGCTTGCTAAAGTTTCTCTAACCGATTTTCCTACAAGTCCGTCTTCACTAAGTCCACCTTTAAAATGCAGTATTTCTTTATCCTCAAATATATATGTTTTTCCTGTCTTTGGTGCTAGATACCTATAATACATTTTGTTTCCTCTTTGGAAAATATCAGCATTATCAATCAATATCTGCATATTTCGGCTTTCAAGTGGATATATTCCTTCCAGCTTTCCATTTTTTTCATATTGTAAATACGCATAAGCATTTCCTGAATGATTTCTGTGATATTCTATCAGAGCCTTAAAAGTCGTAGGTGTCATGAACTTATTAGGTCTGACTTTTAACATCTGCAAACTGTCATGAGCATATATTCTGTTATTATCACTATCTTTTAAATTAATTGATAATTTCCCTATACTTTCACTTAAAACTTTTAAACATGTAAAATATGTTATTTCACTTAAATCTTTTCCTGCAGATATATTATCACCTTTTAAAAATTCATATATTTCTCCAGACGTTTCTTTTTCACGTTCGTTATCTTCTCCCTGATTTAATATATTTATTGCTTTTTTTACTATCCATTTATCGAATATTTTCAACCATTTCACCTACTTTCCTTTTATCATTTCAAACCAATCATCAAATTCAGAATCGGCACTGTATTCATTTTTATTAACTAACATTATTTTCCAAGCATCTATAACAGCATCAACTGGATCTATTCTATATTTTTGAGCCTGTTTATCTATTTTGATTTCTCCGAAACTATTGCTTGTTGTAGTTGCATTAGCAATACTCCATTTTAGCAAGTCATTTTCTTTATCATATAAAAGCTGATTCGCTTTTACTGACAGCTGAAAATCTTTTGTTGCGTCGTTCAATGATTTCGCAGATTGCTTTATTTCTGTCAAGTCACATGCTAAAAAGTCTAAATCTTGTAAAAATACACTTGCATTATGACTATCATATCCAACTTCTAAAATCCTAATTTCATATTTTTCAATCAGTTCTTTCAAATGATTTATTATAAATTTATAATCTGTTTTCACTCCAAATGCTCCGCTCGTGAGTGTTAATAATCCTTTGCTTATCCACATTCTATACGGAACATCATCTGTTTTTTCATGTTCAGCAAGCCTTAATTCAGGCATAAAAGAATGCGAATAAATATATATTTTTTCATGCTCCAACGGAAATACAAGAGATATGCTTGTCAAATCTCCACCACTTGATAAATCTATACCAAGATAACATTCCTTGCCTTTCATTTCTTCTATAGTAACATCACTTTCACATTCTTTGAATTTCTGCAAGTCAACAAAACCACCTACTCCATTTGTCACCCAATAATTAAGGTGTTTTGTCATAAAATTCAAAAGATCTGCTCCACCTTTTTCTTTTGCTTCAACTGCTTTTTCTGCAAGTCTTGCAACCATATCTTTATTGATTGTATCATCTGAATTAAAAAGCAAGTACGGATTACTCTTTGCCCAGTTATTATAATCCCAAATATCATCATCTTTATCCATTTCACAGATAAAAATAAAAAGTGATTCTTTATCAATCACTTTCTCTAATACTTTTTCGCAGAATTTATATTGTTCAAAACAGAATCCATTCAGATTAAATCCTGCAGTTGTTATTGCTAATGTCAAAGCTCCGTCAACATTAATTTGACCGTCAAGCATTAACTTGTACATCTGATTATTTGGATGTGCATGTAATTCGTCGCATATGGCCAAAATACTTCTAAATCCATCAGCACTTTTTGTATCTCTCCCAAGCGACTTGATAACATTTCCTGTAACAAATGATTTTATAGTCCTTTCATGTTCTGTAATTTTGTACATCTCCTGTAAGTCGTTGTCACTCCGAATAAACTTTGCTATTTCATCCCAAACTATATTTGCCTGTTCCTGTTTCGTGGCCGCACAAAATATCCGTCCTAATTTATATCCTGAAAATATGGTTTTTGAAGATGTAGTTGCAATATCTAATATGATAGTAGATTGTAAGAAAATAGTAAAAATAGAAGATTATTTATATTATTATGTTACGACACCTTTTTCTA